CATCGACTTGGCGTGGTTCCTGCCTCGTGGCGTCGTAATGAACGCAGCCCAGCCGTCATTCTCTTCCAGCATCGGGCGCAGATAGGCCCAGGCGCTTGGGTTAGCCAAGGCAAACTCTGAGAACACCACACCTGCCACACCAGCACCGACAAGCGAGTTATACCGATCTGAGCCAATGACCTGCCATGTTGAGCCGACCTTCAGCTTAATCAGCATTTCGCTTTCGTTAGTGCTTTCCCTTAGCTCCATCGGGAACGCCTCGTCGATGCGGCGCTTTCCGGTGTGCGGGTTGATTGCGGTCCATATCCCCTTGCGGGCCTGTGCGTATTCAGGAAAAGCGTGCCAGTAGTTTGCCGGCCGTTCGTGTGCCTTGATGCAGGCACCGTGCAGGCAGACGTCATCTTTGCCCCAGCGTCTGTGCGCTATCTCGATCAGGCGCCTGACATCGTGCTTTTGCCATGCGTCCCAGAAGGGCTTTTGGTATGGGCGGGGTTTCCAGCCCTTGTAAGGCAGGTCGATAATCACTTGTTGATGTTAACGGTGATGTTGCCGTTTATCTCAACGTCATGCTTGTCCTTCTGGCCCAGCATCTGCTTGCCCATCCAGATCAAAAGCGTTGGATTGCCTTCATCTACAGCGGCTTTCCACTGAGCGCGGCGCAATGAAGCGCGGCCCTCGTGGTTATACCTTTTATAGAACTCCAAAAATCCCGCATATCCCGCTTCTTTCAAACGGGTGTCCAAGGTGACATCAGACATGCCCAGAATGGCAGCACACTCCTCTGCGGTGCATTGGATGCGAACCAGTGTGCGAAGCTGCTCAAAGTCTACTTCTTTGATTTGGCCCTTAGATGGCATGTCTGTCCTCCTGCCGGTCTGAGCGGTCAGTCTGGTCTGTTATTGGTCCTGTTGTATTTCTGCAACACTTTCAGCGGCGCCGTTCATCAGCACAGCGTCTGGCACTTCATCGCCTGACAGGGCATATTTGCCAGTGTGTTCTGCGTGATGGGCTTCCCATGCGTCAGCGGAAACGGCTGAAGTTTCGTCGGGTTTGCCCATCCAGTCGGTAATCTCCACGATGGGTTCGTCTGCCATATCCAGCCTGCGCGGGATGATAGCTTCAGACACGCCCCAGCTATCTACAATCAGCTTGTGTGCGTCGAGTTTCGCCTGGATGCGGTCGCCAATTGCGGCGTCAAGGTCAAGCAGGCGGGCACGGATTGCTTCGGCTTCGGACACGTCAGCATCGTGCTCAGGGCTTTCAAGGGCCTGAATGGCTTGGGCGAGCATCTGGTTAGCGGCTTTTAGGTCGGTCACTTTGGTCTCCGTTAAGATAGGCTTCAAGCTTCTTTGCCGCCGCAATCACGTCTTCGGGTTTACGATAGTCTAAATTCAGGGACGCGGCAATCGACAGCGCATGATAACGCTGGCTGTAAGCGTCGGGGATGATCGGGCGAACGTTGGTCATGGGCGGTTAGTCCTGTGATTTGCGGGCCGGGTCAACCACACCCATTGGAAGCGCGTTGCGGTCATAGGCTATGGCTTTCGGGGGTTGAACCTCTTGGGCTGTCCAGAATTTCCACCATGCTTTCCTGGCTGGCTTGGGCTTCTTTTGCTTTTTGCTCACAGGCTTGACCTCCATTGTGCATCTGCTTGCGGGATGACGCGCCTTGTAGCGTGCTTGCGGTCGTGGCCACAGAACCGGCACACATGCCATTCCTCGGTGTGCCGGTTGCCGTGGCGGTCGATGTCTACACGCATTTCGATGCGGTTGACGTGCTGGCCTCGCCGGCAGGTTTCCAGCTTCATGGCACGCCCTCCGCGCGGAATTCTCCCCAGAGCGAGGTAAAATCAGGCTTGCTTTCAGTTGGCTTGCAGAACGCAGGATCGTCCCACAACACGCGGTTATTCGGGAACGCCCCGATACTCCCGTCTTGCATCAGGAAAAGGTGCAGGTGCTTGTGCTGCGTGGTATCCTCAGCCAGCGAGCTTTCAGCGAAATCCAGCGTGCACCAGTAGGTCGCGGGCCGTCTGTCTGGCAGGATCAGGGCGCGCATGTTGCGATGGAATTCAAGCTCATGGACGCCAAAGCTGCTTGAGAACGTGTCCCACGGCTGGATGTAGGTCATATCCACAGGACCGGGCTGGCGGGGTTCGTCCGGCACACGATGGCAGAATGCCTCAATCGGGGCCAGGAACCCGGCTCCGGCGTGCTGTTCCATCAGCATGCACTGAAGCCAAAGGCTCTCGCCCTCGATTACACGCAGGCCGTGGATGGCGGCAAAATAGTATTCCCCGTGCCCGTCGGTCAGGGACCGAGTGTATTCCCGGCGGATGTAGCCGTAACGCCACGGGCGCAGGCTTCCGATGATGTAATGCGCTGCCGGGTTCATGTTCGTTCCTTGCTAGCAAGCATCAGCCGGACATCTATGGCAGGCAATCTCAACAGGCTGGCAATCTGCAAGGCGTTGTAGCCCTTAGCGGCAAGCTCAATCACCTGCGGGTCAGGCTTGGGCAATTGCGATACCGCAAAGGTCCGGGCATGGCGTTCGGCACGCTGATCGGCGCGCGATTGCATTTCAGTGGTTCGGCCCATTACACGCCTCCCTTGTGCGACCACACAGGCCCTGCCAGCGTGATCTTGGCCGGCACGTAATCCCGGATAATCGTGCCGCGCGATGCCGGACGGGGCGACGGAGAGGCTTTCCGGGGTTTGCTCTTGGATACCCGGCCCGGACCGCGCACAGGCAGGCCCAAGCGATGCGCCATGCCAGCTATCCCTGCTGCATTGCGTGGCGGTATCCGCATTGCAATCTCAGCGCAGGACAGGCCAGACGCCCAGCCCTCACGGAGAAGGGCTATTTCAGCCTCAGTCCAGAGTTGGTTTATCCGTGTCATGCAGCAGCCTCCAGAACACCTTCCAGAGCATGAACTGCGCCGCGTATTTCGGCAACGCTGGGTTTGGCTGGCAGGTCCAGGTTTCGTACGGCATACCGGCGCAGGCCGTAAAGGACCGTGGTGTGATCCCGCTTGCCAACGATTTTCCCCACTTGCGGAAGGGATCGGTAAACCGGCTCACCAGCTATCCAGCGGAACGGATCGCACAGGAGGCGGACGTATAGCTCCTGTCTGGCTGGCATGCAGTAGGCGTCTTTGCGGGGACCAAGCAGGTCGGCGCGGGTAATTTGGAATTCCTGCATGATCGCCTGAATGTGCGCCTCTGCGGGGGGTCCGTGTTTTGTCAGCCCTTCGGTGGTCATGCTACTTTTCTCCTCATTGCTAAAATCTCGTCGTTCCAGTCCCGGCCAACAGTGGTCGGAAAATGCACCGTCACGTCTTTGCCCATCCCACGCAGCCGATGCGCCAAGGCATAAGCTGCCGCATGGCCGGCAAAGTTCTCGTCATTGTCGCCAAAGATTGCGATGTCATCGCACCCTTCAGGGGGTATCCATTCAGCCAGAAGGCTCGTGTTCAATGCCGCCCAAACGGGCAGGCTGTAGAGGATCATTGCCGACATCGCGGTTTCAATCCCCTCGGCTATCCCCAGGGGACCGCCCGTGTAATCGCTCAGGCGCACCGCTGAGCCCTTTGGCACAGGTCCGGGCATCAGCTTCCTCGGGCAGGCCATCTCAGCCTTGGCGAGGCCGTCAGGGCGCAGGAACGTCCTGTGTAGCGTAACGTTCTCGCCGGTATGAGCCTGAACCGTAGCCACTAAAGCCGGACGAGTGCCGCCCTCCCCATCCCGAAGCTGCGGGGCAAACCGAAGCGATTTGGCATAGGTATGCTCTCTGCAACCCCTCGCGGTCAGATACAGGTCAGCGAGGCAACCCCGCTCTATCCGCACGGTTTTAGCCGCTACTTCCCGCAAGGCAGCCTTGCGCTGGTCGTCAGTCATCTCGGCCTTTGGCTTGTCCGCGTCGAACTTCTGGTTGCCCAGCATCCGGTCAATTTCGCTTGCGATCTCAGGATAGGTCTTGCCGGTGAATTTCATGGCCAAGGCGATCCCGTCACCAGACCCGCAACCATTGCAAATCCATGTGCCACGCCCCTCCTGGTTATCGAACCGGAAACGATCCTTTCCGGCACACAAGGGGCAAGGCCCATGCTTTCCCGTAAGCAGTTCAGCCGGAACCCCCAATGTGTTGAGGATGCCCTTCCATTGGCCCTTAGCTGCTTCGCCTGTTTTCCTGTGCCAGATGCTCATTTGGTGCCCCGTTCTTTTTCCATCCGCTTCGCGTAAGCTATGCGCCGTGATTTTTCATAACTCGTGAACTCAAAATCCGGGGCTTTCCGGCTATCCCGCAGGTCACGGGGCCACACCCCGAACTTGCCCTTGTAAAGCCCCTTGGCTAACCGTCCGCCCTTGCCGCGCTCGTCGTCAACCCACAGGGCCATTGACCAGAACTGTTGTTTCTCAGCTTTGCTGTAGGTTCTGGCCTTACCGGCGCCAATCTCCACCAGCTCGCCCTCGGCTTCCCTGATCTGCGCCGGGGTTTTTACGTAACCGCACGCAGGGCATATTGGTCCGGTGTGCAAGGCCCCGCAGTTTGTGCAGGGCTTGGGCAGTTTCTCGGCCTTTGGCTTGTCGCGTTCACTCTCTGGCTTTTTACCGTCGTCAAGCACGTCGTGGTAAATGTCGGTCACCAGACCTAAGCGAAGGGAGTTTCCGGCATGGTCGAGGATGATACACGTCTCAGTGCCTGGATTTATCCGCAAGCCCCTGCCGATCTTCTGAACGTGCAGCATCTCGGAACGTGTGGGAGCAGCGTCAATGATGCAGCCCACCGGCCAGTCTATCCCCGTGGTCAGCTTCCTGACCGAACAGGCCACTTTGATTTCGCCTGACCGGAATTCCCGCTCCAGCTTGGCCATCTCCATGCGGTCGGTCTCGCAGTCCACATACCCGGCAGAAACACCAGATCGCTCAAACTCCGCCTGTAATTGCGCGGCGTGGGCGCGGT